TGAACCCTGCCAGCCATCATGCCAGTAAGTCTGCTAACCCTAGTAGTTAGAGAATCAGTAACTGAAGAATTATAATCTTGTGAACCAGCTAGAAGTGTTTGTCCAGCAGAGTCACCTGGAATAGCATAGTTAGGGTTGGATTGAGATAGTGAAGTCATCCCAATAAAGTCCATTAGGTTCTGGATATCGCCGCCGATATCTACGTTCTGACCCTGAACTACTGAAATAGAGCCAAACTCAGTCCTAAGGATAATCTTAGCAACAGTTGCTAAACCTTGAGTTGCGGCTGGACTAGTTTCTGCTCCACCATATGGGATTTGAAAACTAGTGACGCTTCTTACTGAAAGCTGGTACTGAGCATTAAAGTCCCCAGATACTCCACTTAAGATTACAGACTCACCGGTATTAAACCCGTGGTTAGCAGACTCTAATATGAATGAATAGCCGTTGGTTCTAGCAGCGGTTACTACCACTGCCCACCTAACGCTTACTCCAGCAGGATCGGTTACCGCAGTCGTGTTGATATAGATTTCAGTAGTTGAATTTACTTCAACTTTATGCGTACCTACGTAGGCGCCAGCTCCAACCCCAATAACAATCTGCTCACCATCTGCTAGACCGTGAGGACTTGGGAAGGTTAGTTTAGCCTTAGTTCCGTCAGAGTCAGAAATATCTACCGAGTTAGCGAAAACAGTTGGAGTTACGCTAGCAGTCGACTGAATCGTATCTGAGCGAACTGCTAACCAATAAGCATCTCCACCAGTGGCAAAAAGAGTTGCGTTATTGCGATTTGAGATTGTATATTCAACTGGAGATTGAGTGAACGTACCTTTTGTTCTTACTGCTACAGTGGTTTCAACAGTACCAACGTAAGAAGAACTCAACCTAACAGATTGAGCTACAATGCCAGCCACTGCTGCTGTGCTACTGCCATTGATACCAGCATATAGCTCCTCAACACGGTAGTAGTTGCTAGAATCGTCACTCTGCTTCTTAATCCAGTCGCCTTGTTTAATTAGCTCAAATGAACCGACTACGCCGTTAACAAAAACAGAGTTATTCCAGTCTACTGGAGTGTTAAGCGGATTAACTGGATCATCGCGCTCCATCTTGATGTAGAGTACTTGCTCGTTCTGAAGCTGAGCTCCAACGGTTGGGTTAGCTCTAACGATGATGTCGCGGCTGTCGTTGATTTTCTTGTAGATAATATCTTCAGACCAGTTAACCAATCCGGGCGTAACGCCGGAGTGCGTCCAAGATCCCTTGGATTTAATGGTACTACCGATAGCATCATCGAACAAACTAGGCAGAGATACCGCACCGGTTGACTCATACCAGAAGGTAGTGCCGCTAATTTCTAGCAGCTTTGTCATGATGGCATCCATCCAGGACTTTAAGTCAGGGATGTTCTTATCGCCACCAGCAAATGGTGTAGGTGAAGCAGAACTAGAGATAGACCCTGGAGTCTCGTTTCTAGCGTAGGTATTTGATGGCTCATTAGCCCAAGCGTAAGTATAGAAAGGATCTGGATTGACTCCACCTTTACCTAGCCTAAACATCATGTTGCGGCAGTCAGTAATCTGAGTGATAGTAGTGGCATTCATTACTATCCTACAAAGCGGAACCGCACCTTCAGGAAAGGTAGAGACTGATACACCCAGTTCAACCTTGAGAACTGACTCTGTATTTACATCCTGACTGAACTCACCGCCAATACCGCCATTCAAGTCGGGATCCCAGAAAGCTCTAGAGTCTTGTGCTACACCTTCAGTAGTCAATAGTAGATAGACATAGTTTGTGGCGTTAACTCTAAGTTCTGGAACTAAGGGTGCTGATAGCGCATTACCCTCAGGCAGACCATAGAAGAAAGATCCAGATATAGAGCTGGGGTAGTAAACTACAGAGTCAGCTACCTTTATAGAAACGCCAGTAGTGCCTATTGCTAGTGCCGCATCAGGGATTTCAAATCCCTTTAAAACCATAGGAACAGCCGTCATAGACTGGACTAAATACTTAAAGTCTCCACCAGTATAGGACGATTCAGCAAGAACATCAGCAAGATCAAGACGTTGCTGTGAGCCTATTAAAACGCGTCCTAAAACAGCCATGAGTAAATCCTTAGTTATATAAAGCTACTGAGTATTGTACCGCTATCTACTTTAGCCCGGATCTATTCCACTCTGGTATAGGTCGATGGTACTGTAGAAATTCTCAGGGTAGCGAACGATAAACCTTAAAAACACCCCTACGGATTTAACGGTTCTAACCAGGTCTTGTAAGACTATTCTAGCAGCCGCTGGATCACTTACATAATAAGCATACTCAGTTCCAAGACCACTTAAAACGTGAGCTCCTCGACGCCTAATAGCTGTAACACCAGAGTTGACATCGTGATTAAACCTAAATACGTAGCTTGGGTCTAATGCTATAACTGAGTCTGATGCCTTATATAGATACCTGACTGGGCCTTCTTGTGTTTCTAGGCCATAATCGAATATAAGAAAACCTTGCTCAAATGGCACAGCATTAGGCGTTTGAATCTCTAAATTTAAAACTATGTTTCCGGCCCTGATATCAGTAATAGTCTTAGCTGTATAGGAGGAGAGAACAAAAGCAGCAGACTCATCCCACAAATACGGCCCAAACACGCCGGTGTTGATCTTAGCGCTGCTGAGATAAACTATACTGCCGCTGTCGGATAAACCTACAAATTCAATTCGCACGTATCCAGCTGAAGTTGAAGCATTAGGTCCAGCGTTTATGTAACTAAAAGACGAAGCTGAGTTTACCGACTTTACAACAAAAGTGCCGTTAAAGCTAGAGTCAACCATGTCTAGAATTCTAATGCTTTGGCCAACCACTAGCTCGTGTGTCAGGGTTGTTGCTATAGTACTTATGCCAGATGTCCTGCTAACTGAAGTCGAAGGCAGCTCAACAACTTGAGCAGCTCTTGGAAGTGGCGGAGTAATGCCTACCAACGAGTTGCCTACTTTTCCAGAGTAGGTAAACCTATGATCTACGATATCAAACCTGCCATCAGCAATGGTCTCAGTTACTACATCTATGCTTGAAGTCAAGATATGTGCTTCAACTGAATACCTAGGCTCCAATATAAACATACCTGCGACTGGCCACTCACTAGCATCGGTTAGCGTAAGACTGTCAACACTTGGTCTTCCAATCATGCTACCTACTATCCCGTTGACATGAGCAGAGCCTTGAAGACTTCTTCTTACCACTGGAGGTGTTGCTGGGATCTCAACTATAACCTCACCTGGAGATACTTCCCAAACCACAGCCCGGTTAGTCTTGTTCCAGATTATAGATTTAGTTACTCTAATAAACCTTACATAGCTATTAGAAAATACGCTGTGATCATAAGAGCCTGGAGTTGAGAATAGATTAACAAAGCTAAAGCTACTACTAGATAGGTTTACGTCAGTGATCGCAAAAGAACCTGAATTGCCAGAAAGGTCGATAATAACAATGTCACCAGCCTGTATGCTAGCAAGTCCAGGTGAAGTTCCACCCACATATTGAAAGGTGGTAGTGTCGCCTATCTTGCTAACTAGCCACTGCGTATCTACTCCGCTTCCAGCATTGGTGATAGTGCCTAGAAATTGTAGCGCGATATTGCTGCGACCACCGTTAACTTCTATAGAGCCTTTGGATCCGATAGTCTTGCTAAACAGCCTTACATATTTTCTCTTTAAGATACGATCGTCAAATACCGTAGCAAAAGAATTCATAGCTTGGCGGTTAATGCTGGAGACTATTTCTTCCGCAGTTGCTGAATTTATATCGGTGAAGTCTATAGCTAAGAACCTAATACTTTCGGTATTAATGCCATCAACGAGATAACTTAACTCCCATCCATCTTCAAGAGCGAAATTGGCGGAAGCTGTAGTCTGTGTGAAAGCAGTTGTGGCTTCTTTAAAGAAAAACACGTCCATTAGCTGGTCTATAATTTGCTTAACTTGCTTAGGTTGATAAGCCATAATTGGAATATAGCGCCTAAAATCCTCATCAGAC